CCACCAGCAGATTATGACTACCCATTTCAAGGATTACAGTCAAAGCTTCACGGGATTAGGCGCGGAGAGCTTGTCACAATTACTTCAGGATCAGGCCAAGGCAAGTCGTCCGTGTGTAGAGACTTGGCTGCTCACTTGTTATCGAACGGAGAACGGGTTGGATACTTGGCACTTGAAGAGTCAAACCGCCGTACAGCTTTAGGTCTGATGTCTGCTGCTGTAGGTAACAACCTAGCACTAGGAGAACATAGTCATGACACCCTTACAAAAGCATTTGATTCCAGTATTAATAACTGGAACCTTTATCTTTTTGATGGCTTTGGTAGTTTTGATCCTGATATCATTTATAACAGGATTGAATACTTAGCTTCAGGACTTGATTGTAAGATTATCTTTCTTGATCACCTATCCATTCTTATGAGTGGTCTTGATGGTGATGAGAGACGCATGATAGATCAAACCATGACCCGCTTACGTTCTCTTGTTGAGCGCACTGGCATTGTATTATTTTTAGTTTCACATTTAAAACGAGGATCATCCGATCAAAACCATGAAGAAGGTGCACGTGTTACACTCGGACAACTTAGAGGAAGTGCGGCAATCGCTCAACTTAGCGATGCAGTTATTGGACTCGAAAGAAATCAACAGAGTGAAACTAAACACTCTGATACAATTGTTAGAGTTCTCAAGAATCGCTACTCTGGGGAAACAGGCATTGCTTGTCGATTAAACTACAACCTATCCACTTGTAAATTCAATGAAACTACAGCACCAGCAGAGTTCGACGCAACAACAGACTTCTAATCTAAAGCGTCCTAATCCTCCTACCGAAGAGGCAGTGAAACGTGCTAAATTTATTGATAAAACCTATCAATGGCAAGGACGTTGAATGCTGATCTTTGATTTAGAAACAGACGGACTATTAAATGATGCTACCAAAATCCACTGCATTTGCATCTACGACACTGACACTAAAGAAACGATGGTCTTTAATGATCAATCGTTTACGTCAGCAACAGAAAAACAAGCAACGCAGCCTATCGTCCGCGCTATCCAATACCTCGAAGACGCTGATTGTATTGTCGGTCATAACATTATTAATTATGACCTTAGCATCATCAATAAGTTTTATCCATGGTTTAGACGTATTGGTGATTGCTTGGATACTCTTTTGCTTAGCCGTCTTTATCACCCGAACATGATGGAATGGGATAAACAAAAGACTTGGCCTGGTATGCCACTTAAACTTTACGGATCACATTCACTAGCTGCTTGGGGTTACCGCCTTGACGAAGCTAAAGGTGATTACTGTAAAGATACCGATTGGAAAGAGTGGTCACCAGAAATGGAAGACTACATGATACAAGACGTTACTGTTACTAAAAAACTTTGGAAACACTTCCAGCCATACCTGAATGGGTTGCGTTAGAACATGACGCAGCACAAATCCTCACAAAACAAGAACTACATGGATGGTATTTTGATGAACGCTCTGCATGGAAACTTGCATCAACTCTCAGACAAGAGCTTGAAGAAACTTATCAACTACTACGTGACAGGCATCCTTACGTTGCCGGACCAGTATTTACTCCTAAGCGAGATAATCGGACCCAAGGCTATGTCAAAGGTACTGACTATACCGAAAAACATGAACACTGTGGCATATTAATTGAAATACAGCAGTGCTCCTTTACACGCCTTAAAGAACTAAATCCTACATCACGAGATCATATAGCATGGATCCTGCAAACATTTCATGGTTGGACTCCAACCCAGAAGACACCTACTGGGAAGCCTATCATCGACGAACCGATACTGAAAGAGATAGGAACAGAGACTGCCCTTGCATTCCTCCAGATTTTGACGATAACGAAGATGCTTGGAATGATATCAGAAGGCGCGAACGCTTGGCTGAAGCTATCTACGACTGCTAATAGGATACATCATCATTGTTCTGTCGCTACTTCAACTTTTAGATGCGCACACCGAAACCCAAACCTTGCCCAAGTTCCCAGTGACCCACGATTTAGAGAACTTTTCTTACCATCTCCAGGTCAAGTCATGGTCGCTGCTGATTTGTCTGGGATTGAGTTACGTATGTTGTCTCATTTCCTTGCCAGATATGATGATGGAAGATATGCGGACATCCTCCTCAATGGAGATATACATCAGGTCAACGCTGACAAGATAGGTATCTCTAGGAAATTAGTTAAGACAGTTACTTACGCATTCCTGTATGGTGCAGGTGACGAAAAAATTGGACACAGTTATGACAAACTTCTTTCACCCACGAAAGCAAAGAAAAAAGGTAAAGAGATCAGATCGGCGTACATTGATGCAATTGATGGACTCGATAAACTTTTGGAGGCTATCAAGACAGCTTCAGAAAGAGGATTTATCAAAGCTATCGATGGCAGAAAAATTATGGTGGATAGCCCGCATAAAGCGTTAAACTATTGTCTTCAAGGTAACTCCGCCATCCTGGCTAAACGTTGGATGGTTATCAACCAACAAAACATTAAAGAATTAAATTTATGTTGTTCACAACTAGCCTTTATACATGACGAATTGCAATTCGAGTGTTCCCCTGAACAAACAGCTGACTTATCAACATCCTTGGTATTTAGCAGTCTCGCAGCTGGAGAATACTACAACCTCAGAATCAGAATCGACGCAGAAGCAAAAACCGGAAACAACTGGAGTGAAACCCACTAATGAGAAGTAAATCAATGATGGGAGTACAAACCGTAGTCCCGTTTACATCAAAAAAAACCCGTCAAGGTAACGGTTTGCATAGTAAGCCACGTAAAGGTAAAAAGAAATATAGAGGCCAAGGTAAATGAAGTTATTTGTTGACGCAGATTACATTGTTTATAAGGCTTGTGCCTCTTGTGAGTCTGATCTAGACTTTGGTGATGATGTAATTGTAGTTGTCAGCAAATTCAGTGAAGCATACGCAGCAGTTAAACGTGAACTAAATAAAATTAAAAACAAGTTCATGTGGGATGTACCTGAAATAGTTCTATTCTTTAGTGATAGTACTAACTTTCGTAAGGAGATCATGCCAGCTTACAAAGGACATCGTAATCGTAAGAAACCTTGCGGATACAAACGTGTTATCAAAGCTCTCAAAGATGAGTATGAAGTAGTAATACTACCGACTCTTGAAGCTGATGATAGTATGGGTATCTACGCTACCAAATATCCTGGCGGTATTATCGTTAGTCCTGACAAGGACATGCGACAGATACCTGGAAGGCTCTACACCATGGATGAAATTGTGGATGTGGAGGAAGCAGAGGGACAACGCTGGCACCTCATACAGGCGCTTGCAGGGGACCAGACAGATGGTTACAGTGGTGTACCTGGCATAGGAATCAAACGAGCAGTTGCTTTGTTTGAAGAAAAAGGTTACACTTGGAAAACAGTTGTGGATGCTTTTGCTGAGAAGGATCTTGGTGAAGACATAGCACTACAAAACGCAAGACTTGCAAAGATCCTTACCACCGATGATTATGACTGGAGAGCAAAACAGCCAATCCTTTTTACCCCCTCCGCCGATTATAGAGTTGACAGTGGAACAGGACTTCAAGATAAGAAGACTTGAAGACCTATTACCAAAAGCTGATAAAAAAGATATTATTACATTGTTCATGGCATTACAACGTCAGAACTTTGCACTTGCTAACACCGTATCTAACCTAGTCAAACAATGGCCCAATCACCTGAACACTACGGAAACAACTGGGAAGTAGGAGACTTCATCGTTAATCAAAACCTTAGTTTCTTCCAAGCTAATGCTGTCAAATACATTTGTCGTTGTGAATACAAAGGAGACAAAAGAAAAGACTTAGCCAAAGCAATCCACTATTTACAACATGAACTCGACAAAACACAATCAGACTGGGACGACACTATTGAGTCAGGCAAAAGAATTTCGGGACGCTTACTCGGTGGTCAATTCACCGAATGGGACTCTGATCCAGAAATCTTTGATCGATGAAGAGTGGTCAGAGTTTCACGAAGCCTTTCATTTAAAAGATAAACACGAACAATTAAAAGAGCTTTGTGATCTTGTCTACGTTTGTTATCAGTTTGCTGCTAATGAAGGTTGGGATCTAGATGAAGCTATGGATCGTGTCCATAAATCAAACATGTCCAAACTAGATGAGAATGGACAACCTATTTACCGCCCTGACGGTAAGGTCTTAAAAGGACCAAACTACAAACCTCCAAACTTAACTGATCTACTCAATGACTAACTATATCTCCCGCACAGGTCGGGTTCAATCATGGATCGATGATCCTACACATCGCCTACCAGTCAGCTGCACAGTGTTTGTAGTTGAAAATGAAATGGAAGGACCAAATGGTATTGAAGCAAGCTGGAGGTTTGCCTCACATGCTCTTAGGTACGGTGCAGGTTGTGCTATCCATCTCTCTAAACTTGATCCTAAAGGTTACACAAGAAAGTCAGGGGTTACTGCTTCTGGTCCTGTAAGTTTCGGTAAAATTTATTCTTCTTTAAATGAAATACTACGACGGGGCGGAATTTATAAGAATGGTGCAATTGTTCTTCATCTTGACTTATCCCATCCTGATGCTAGGGAGTTTATCAATGCTAATAGATCCGAACTACCTTGGGTCAAACGCTGCATCAACATCACCGAAGAGTGGTGGAAGGATTGTACGTTCAAGGAAGAACTACTATATGGAATCAAATCAGGTGACATCTGGCTCAACAAAGTAAAATATGACAATGAAGGAAACCGCATCAGAGGTAACGTCTGTCTCGAAGTATACCTGCCATCACGAGGTACCTGTTTATTACAACATATCAGTCTTGGAGCCTGTGAGTTCGACGACATCCCACGAGCATTTGTT